GGAATACTTGGACATCAGGTCCGTGAGGAGTAAAAGCGACAAGGTTTCGAACATACCATGATTCAACAATGAGTTCATATAGTCTTTCCATCATTTCAGAATCTCCTGAGAGTCTTAAGATATCTTCAGTCCTTAGCTCATCTATAAGTTCAGAAATAATCCAGTCTTGGAAGATTTGAGTAAACGGAATCTGTAACTTCTCTCTAATGAAGTTGTATAACTTGTTAGCATTGATGTTAAGGAGAGCTCCGAGTCTAAATGGCTGTCCAGGGGTAGATTCACCTTGGACAATCTCATTAGAGTTAGTAATTCTATCAGCAAGAGTCTGTAGGCGGTTCCATTCGTTGATTAACTGGTCAAATCCTTCCATTCGAACATCAATCGCGACTAAATCCTTAGCTCTAATAACATCACCATTCTTAAGGTCTGTAATGATGTTTTGAATAATAAGCTTATCTGAGGAGCGGAAAACTTTCTTAGAGGCCCATTCAAGCCCTCTAGCTATTTGGTTACCGATTTCATTTGAACGAACCTGAATATCAAACAAAAGTTCATAGAGACCTTCTCTAAACCAACGACCTTTGTATCGACCTCTATGGTATTCACGATATACATTGTTAGTTATTTGGTCGGAGAATGTAATGTACTTAATCTTAACAGCTCCGTGTGTATTCTGAGTTCCAATAGCAATAACTTTAGCATAAACATAAGTAGTCTTGTCTTTCGTTTCAACAGGTTCCCCTTTCTGCTTTTTAAGGTCAGCTAAAGATACTTCTCCATTTCTCTCATAAACTGAGTAGTAAGGAGTAGTTGTTTCTTGCTCTGTCGAGCTGTCATCTCGCTTGTATGAGTTAGTACCACAGTTCTTTATAACTTCATCTATGTATTCCCATTTACCCGCCTTTGCTCGCAATTCAGTCTGAGTAAGTTCATGATACTCAATAACAGGGGTGTTCTTAAGAGTCCTAGCTGTTTGGTTAATAACATAGAAGTTTCTAAGGTCAACTCTCTCATAAGAACCTTTAATCTTCTTCCATACAACATTTCCCCAGCCAGACCCTTCCTCAATAGCATTATTAAGTTCCTCTGCTTGTCCATTCTCTCTTAACCAATCAACAAGACGAAGATTAACAATGATGTTCGTAGTCTCATCTATCTTACGAGGAGTGTAAGCTTCAATATTCTTTGTATCGAAATCGATATTCTTAACTTCATCATCTATTCGAGGAGAGATAACATCAAACCAATACTTATAATTTCCTTGGCTATCAAACTTCCCTGTAGGATAAGTTTTACTTTCAAATAAAACAATTCTCCTCACTAGTTTGTGTTGAGAATAACTAACATTGTCTCCTAAGGTAACAATCTTTGTAGTGTAGTCTTTAATCTCACTCTCAATCTGTTTCATTAAAGGAGTTCTTTCAGTTGCGTAGGACATAATTTATTTTATTTTAACATATAATCATAGCAATGTTAACTTATACCCGAATCGGCCTTTGCACTCTCTCGCTCTTTGCGAGCATTCGTTATCTCTATTATCCTGTCTCTTAAGTCATTGTCAAAGCGTTCATTAACTAAAGCTGCATATCTATGCTCATCTGCAAAGTTGGAAGTCCAGTCGTGTAGAGGCGTCTTTCTGAATGTTTTGTGTTCCTCATCATACTCATATTGGTACTGAGGAATAGCCTCTAAAAACTCAGCACAATTAGTTTCATCTATCCATAACTTCTTCCAGAAACGCCTACCCGCATCTATTCCTTCCTCAATCGATACTCGAGGAACTACTTCGAAATCAAATCCTAAATCAAGAGCTATCTCTTTACGAGAAGTATCCCCAGAGGTAGAGTAGTCAGATACTTCAATATCATGAGGACCAAAATGTCTACCGAATGTATAACCATTCTCTTGTCCCACTCTTTTGACTTCTGCTATCCAATCAGGAAGCCCCTTACCTCGTCCTGAGAGATAGTTAATTTTGCGAACAGTAAGACCATTACTCTGATAGAAACCTATACAATTATGATTATTCTTTCCTAAGTCCCATACAGTATGAACTTGTAGACGAGGGTCATGAGGTACTCCTTTGAACCTCTCTTGTTTCTCAGCTAGAGCAATTTGTTCCCAGTAGACAGAACCTTGTATAGAAGCAATGAAAGAACAATAAAACTCTTGTTGAATCATATCCTCAGACATTCCAGATTGTCGTTCTTCGTCAATATCCTCTGCTGTTAGAACATCTGTATCATCAACAGTTAAGAGAGAAATAAACCATTTAGTATTTCTCTTTGCCATTTCGTAGAGTTTGTATCCATGATTACGTCCTCGAGGAGTGTAGTTAAAGATAGCCCAGCCTTTATTCTCAGCAAGAATAGGTCTTAAGTATTCCCATGCTTTAGGATTTTGTATAGAATATTCAGAAAAGATTAGACCTCTGGGATTAGTACCAACAATTTTGTCTACATCTTCAACCCCTATAACTTGAAAGAGAGAACCATTCTTATAACGAAGCTTCATCTCATGGTCATTTATGCCTACTATTAACTGTTTAGGAAAGTATTCGATATATCTCTTTCCGTCTTTACCTCTCCCGTCCCATAATGCCTTACGCCCTTGTGAATATGTAGGAAACAGATAGTAATAGTTCCCTACTATCTTATACATCTCTCTCGCTACAAGATTTAAGTCTGTTATGTCTTTACCTGAACGACGATGCCATATCTGAACAATACGCTTAAAACCTTTATCAAAAGGTTTCCAAAGGTTTTTCTTTTGATACTCTCGAGGAATATACTGCGGTAATATAATTTGAGTCATGCTGGAGAGATAGGAGTCGAACCTATATCTTTCTCCTTAACAGGAAGACACTTTACCATTAAGCTACTCTCTAATTATTTGTCTTTATCGTCTTTAGCATATTGAGTAATAACCACTTCGATAGGTCCTCCGTCCTCTCCCGCAACAGGTTGAGTTGCTTTGCCGAAGGTTCTATCAAGCATCGAATCAATCGCTCTATTGTCAGGTCTTTCTGTAGTAATAAAGTAATAAGCAGCATTCTTATCTACTTTCTTTATTGCTCGTTCCGGGTCGTTTTCTTTTATGATGTATTCTTCTATTTCTTCTTGGTCAATAACTAAAGTGGGGCGAGTCTTACCTTTCTCCCACTTATATAAATACGAAACTCCAGTACTCAAATGTAATTGAGACTTAAAAAGAATTCCTGCGTTCCTCATTATCTTTTGTCTATAAACAGCAAGAACAGCTTCTTTCTCAAGAGTAGCTTTATTCTTCTTGCCTTTAGGACGACCTGCTTTCTTTGCATTCTTACGATTAGCTCTAATTTGTTTTTGTGTTGCCATATTTCTCTATATATGGATTTGAAAAACCATAAATCTAGTGTGTAATATATATTACCTTTTTTTCTTCATTAACGCAACAGTACGTCTCCATAACTTATATATCTTTTCATATCTACATATAATATCTTCTCCACATAGTATCTTCCATTTAACTACAAAGAGCCAATACCAAGGAATTATATTCCCTTCATCTTTCGGTTCGATAATACCTTTATTATAGAGATAAGAAGAGAGAGACAAGTACTTTCTAACTAAGAATCTATAAAACTTAACAAAAGGTATTAAATACCACCTCCAATAAATATGTAATACTTTTCTATAATCAGTATTTACATATATAAAACCTTTAGGTACAAACTCTTTAATATCTTCGTATGGACTAATACTAAGACAAAAATACTCTCTCCAACTTTCTCTCTCTAATCTATATCCAGGATATGTGTCTTTTTTATGTATTAACATATTACTTTCTTATTATTCTTTTTAACATTTCACTAATAGATTTCTTTGTTAGTATTTCTTATTCTTACTTTTCTTAACAGATAACTTTTTAGCGGCTTTCTTTGCGGCTTTTATACCAGCTTCGGTATAAGAGAATGTTTTGTTTCCTACTTTAGGCATATTTGTTATGTTTTATTGAATAATTCTTTTAATGCTTCATCTACTCTCTTATTCTGTTTGAAAGAGTAATGAGCTATGAAAGGAGTTTGTAGTATATCAAAAAAAGGGTTATAGATAGCTATCTCGGGTTTACAAGGACAATATATACTCTCTGCTATATGAGCTTGTATATCGTTTCTAGGGAGAATAACAGTAGAGTTACATGTTTCTCTTACTTCCCAGTCATTATCAATACCAAAGTGTTTGGGATTCATTTGTTTAAGTAAGGACTATCTTCGAATCCTTCTGTTATTAGATTATGACCTTCGTTATTCAAAGCTTCAAAGTTTTGTTCTTCACTTCGAAGATTCTGATATCTCTTATTCCTTCTTCGAGGACACTTCCAAAGTTCAGGAATTGGTTCTAATAAGCTTATTTTTTTCTTTTGCATAAAAATAGAGTTAACTCATATTTATATTTTACTATAAACACAGTTTACTTTACAGTAAATGTGGGGAATAAAGCTATTGATTTTCTTCTGTGAACCACTTGTAGTATTCTTGCTCTTCTTCTCCTCTATGAATTACTAAAATAGGTAGCCCAAGTTTAAGTCGAGTCCAGTTCATAAACATACGACCAACTCGTCCAT